AGCCATCATTGCGGCGAACAAAGCCGCAGAGGAAGAGGCTAAGCCCCTCGACTGAGTCCAGCTGCGTGTGCAGCTCTGACGGATGGATCGGCCCAACGCGCTCGAGCGAGCTCCGCCATTTTGGCTTTTGCCTCGGGGGAGTGCTTGCGACCTTTCGATGACGCCGAGATCTTCTTCTTGGTTTCGTCGGACGCGCGATAAGCGCGACGCTGCTCGAGGAGGACAGGATCGGACTGGGCTAGGATCACGGCGGCTCGGTGGCGTTCTTTAACGTCGGGACGAGCGAAAGCGGTGAGAACTCCAGCGGAAATAGATCGTCCATACGACTGAGGCTCCAACGGGTTTAGTCGTAGGAGCCTCAGTTGCTTCAGTTCGTCCCATGAAGGACAGTACACTTGAAATTTGAGATTCTAGAATCTCAAATTGGCCATAAAATTCTGACCCGTATCTGCATGGTAGCCACTATGTACTCGAGTGGGAACACGGGCACATAGATCGCCTCGGTCCGCATGATGGTCGGGTCCTGATCGTCCACAGTGGCGACGATTCCAGTAACCTTGGCGACGATCTGAGCGCTGATCATGTTCTGGAACGCGCCGCTCATTGCGATTTCGACCTGCTTCGGCAGCGAGTTGACGAACTTCTGGCCGATGAACGGGTCCAGGGTCCGGCGCATCGTCTGCTGGACGAAGTGGATGGTCAGAGTGACCGAGGGCGTCCTGGTGATGACGTTGTCGGTCCTCGTGGTCAGGCCGTGGCGCACGCGGAGCCCGGTGTCGGTCTGTTCGATGACCGAGACGCCGGCGACGGCGACCTGGTTGGCCTCGGTCGGATCGAGCACCCGTCCGAGCTGCTTGAACCCGATGATCTGGCGCCTCGTGACGGGCGTCGCAACATCGAGTGCCGGACTTGTCATTGAACCGGCAAGGGCAGCAGCGACGAACGACCCGTCTACGAGCCTATCGAAGTTCTGGCCAGAAGCATCCTGGACCGAGATCACGAAGGAATCAGGGTAGACCACGACCATGAGCTCGGAGGCGAGACCCTTTGCAATGGCCTGAACACCAATCGGGGTAGTCCCGATCGCGGTCCCGACGACTCCAATACGCTCGCCTTCCTGACGCGGGCTGCTCATGAAGACGCAGTGCTGATTCAGGTACGAGAAGATGACCGGGTCTGTTCCAAGAGGAACGATGACGTCGGGCTTGACGCTCCCGGAGATGGGCTTCTTCATCTCGTCGATGGCGGCCAGATAGGAGCCGACAGACCCCTGCGAGGTGTCGGGAACCTTCAGGACTTGCTTGAGGCCGACGATGACCGCTCCATTGAGTAGCGCAAGCCTTGCGCCAAGAGAAAGGGGATTCTCGGGAGTCGGAGGACCGAAGTTCTGCTGGATCTTTTTGAGATCCTGGTAGAGCTGTGCCGCGAGGCTGCTCTTGGCATACTCGTACGAGATGTAGTAGATATCTCCGACCTTCGGCTCGTTCCCGCTCCTGGCGAACGTGGTGAGAAGGGCAGTCGTTCCGGGGTTCGTCCCGACAGTGTTGAAGACCGTGACTTCGACTCCGGGAACTCCCCTAATGGGGATCGAGGAGTCGCAGGTGAACGTCTGACCGACGATCAGAGTGAACTTACCGCCGGTGGCATAGTCTCCGGCAGAGGCCGGCAGGATAGTGAACCTAAGTCCGGTCTTGAAGTCCGTGTACGTCTGGCCGACAGTCCCGATGCCGCTTGATCCGTTGAGGGGATCAGAACTTGCGACCGTGTAACCAGCCACGGCGTTCTCGCCAGTATCGCCGGACGTGCCGGGAACGATGCCGATTCGAGTGTCCGTGATGAACGTCGTGGATCCGGTGCTACCGAAGGAGATCGTCGAGGTGGAGCCGACGGACCTCGAGTCGATCCGAAGGAACGTTCCGAGTCCGGGAACGACGTCGGGATATGCGACGCCGAGCGACTGGAAGCCGACAACGAAGTTGAGGGCTGCTGCAATGGCCGAACCTCCGGGCTGGACGCGCCCGGCCTGCTGGTTCGCACCGAACCCGAGGACCGTGTTGCCCGTGCTCGTGCCGCGTACCAGAACGGCCGACTCCGGCGTGTTCACCCTGGACTTGAGGACCAGCTTGTTCGCGTTGATGCCGAGGCCGGTCTTGGCGACGAGCTCCGTCATGGCCGCCACGACAGTGTTCACAAGGTCATAGGTTCCGTGGACCCTATAGATACCCTGTGACTGGACGCGGTGGAGGTTATATGCCGCCTTTTCCGCGTTCACGAGTGCGATCGAAGTCGCATCGCTCACAGCGGTGGCAGCGGTCACGATATTTGTGGTGTCGTCAACCGTGTGGACCCCAAGTTGCGAGAGGTGAAGGTTGAACTTCGTCTTGATATCGTTGGTCAGGGTCTGAAGCGTGACGGAGTTCGTCGCGTTCGGAGCCGTGACGACATTCACCGTGTCGTTCACGACGTGAACAGACGCTTGGACGCGGTGGAGATTGTACTTCGACTTGATGTCGTTGGCGAGAAGAATCGCCGACGAGATCGCTGAAGCGTCGGGCGATACTTCAGTGTTAACCACATCGGGAATAGGGTGGAATGCACCAGTCGGGATGTGAAGGTTGAACTTCGCCTTGATCTGATTGAGAAGAGTGATCGCGGTGAGGTCGTCCGTCGCGTTCGGGGCGGTGACGGTGTTCACGCCGTCCGCGATCGTGTGGAAGACGACCGAGGGGATGTGAAGGTTGTACTGCAACTTGATATCGTTCGCGAGCGTCAAGAGCGTCGCGAGGTTCGTCGCAGCCGGTGCTGTCACGATGTTTACGCCGTCAGTGGCAACGTGGAAGACACCGCCCGTGTCGGATCGGTGGTTATTGTAGTTCGTCTTGAGTGTGTTCGCCAAGACAATGGCCGAGTCGATGCTCGTCGCATCCGCCAAGGCTTCGACGTTGACCGTGTCGTTGAGGCCGTGCACGCCCTTCTGCAGAAGGTGCAGGTTGAAGTCGTGCTTCAGCTCGTCGGCCAGGGCGACCGCGGTCGGGAGGTTGGTCGCATCCGGGGCGACCGTGACGTTCTGGGTGTCGTCGAGGCCGTGGACGGTCACCTGGACGCGGTGAAGGTTGTACTTCGCCTTGATGTCGTTCAGGAGAGTGATCGCGGTCGCGAGGGACGAGGCGACGGGAGCCGTGATCAGGTTCACCGCGTCGGCGACGACGTGGTACGTCGCGTCGGGTCGGTGGGCCTCGTAGGCCGTCCTCAGGGCGTTCGCCACGGTGATGACGTTCGCCGTGTAGGTGGCGACGTCCGCCGGGGAGGCGAAAGCGATGTACGCGTCGTTGATCGCCGTGACGACGTCGTTCAGCGTGACGGCGGACCCGCTGGGGAGCGTGACGTTGAAGTCCACGCCGTCGACGTTCAGGGAGAGGCCGTCGGTGACGCCGGCCTGGATCGAGAAGGCGGCGGACTGGGTGCCGACCATCGTGGCGGGCTGATTGATCGCGCTGTAGGATCCGAGCGACTCGAGGTTCGCGGACAGTCCGACCTTGGCCGACGCGTCGGTTTCGCCGACGCCGGTCGGGATCAGGCACTTGGCCTGAGAGACGAGCCCGTTGGTGGCCGACTGCGTGTTGCGGCCCGAGATCTTCAGGATCACCTTCGTCCCGTAGGTCAGGGAGCTCGCAAGGGCGTTCGGGGCAGAAGCGGCAAACGTCCCGGATCCGTCCGCATGGACCTGCACGTCCGCATCAATCGCCGCATTGATCGCGGTGACGACCGTCGCGATGCTCGTGGCGGCAGAGACGTTCACCGTCAGCGTGACGCCGTCGACCGTGAGCTGGAGCCTGTCGGTCGACAGGAACGAGGTCGGGTTCGTGACGGGCTGGCCGAGGAGCTGGGCCTTGTACGCCGTCGCGAGGTTGACGGTCACGGGAGCGGCGCCGTCAATGACGATGGTCCCGAAGTTCGCCGACGCGAGGTAGATGTCGTACGGCTCCGGACCAGAGTTCGTGAAGGACGCGTTCGTCGCCGGCTGAAGGGAGCTGTCGAACGTGACGGTGACCGTCTCCGGGATCGGGTTCCCGCCGTAGATGAACGAGTCGGGAAGGGTCTCCACGCCGGAAGGCCACTGGATCGTCTGCGGGAGGGACGTCTTCGTACCGAAGCGGGCTCCGAACAAGAGGGTCCCCGAGGTCTTCGACCCGATGTCGTACTGCCCGATCCCGGTGGGGCCGGGCGTCAGGACGGTGAACGTGTAGACGTCGTCGGCGATCCTGTTGTACCAGAACGTCGCGTAGACGTTGTAGTCGGCCGGGACCGGGTTCCGGAGCGTGACGATGTTGGTCGTCCCGTCAACCTCGGTCACGGTCACGGGGCCGCGGGCGAAGGCGTCGCGCCACGTCTTTCCGACGTAGGCGGTGACGAGGTTCGGGTTGTCCGTGGGCAGGTCCATCCTGCCGTTCGTCACGGCGTTGAAGACCGAAAGGCCGAGGGGCGTGTCGCGGCCGTTCCCGGTCGTCGGCTTCAGCGGAAGGACGAACTTGGTCGTGGAGACGGTGTTCGTGCTCGTGTCGGTGAAGCGGTCGAGCGCGGCGCCGTACATGCGGTCGTCGACGAGGAGACCGACGATCTGGGTTCCGTCCAGTGCGGTCGTTCCGTTCTTCACGCCGCCCTGGACGACGAAGGCGGTGCCCCACTGGATCTTCGACTGATCCCTGTCGTTGACGATGACGAAATCGGGACCGTTCAGGTAGTCGCGGCGGCCGGGCCCGATTCCGACGTTCCCGACGCTCGTGATGTTGCTGTTCGGGAGGTAGTCGAACGTGTCCTGCCAGGTGTTGAACCAGTACTCGACGGACACCGTCGCCCCGTACTTCGGGGCAGCGTTGAGCGTGACGAGGCGGTTCGCGCCGTCGACGGACTTCGCGAGAACCTGCGTCCCGTTCACCTTCACGACGACCTTGGACGGGTCGGTGGTGGTGATGCCGCCGTCG